TACCCAGGAACATAATGTCTAAATACGCAGTAGGTAAATATGCAAAAGCAATATCTGATAGATCAGGACTTGAATTTCCATATAGAGAAATGGTTAGAGAATGGAATGGTTCTTTTGTTCATTATACAGAATACGAACCAAAGCAACCACAGTTAGAACCTAAACCAAATGGTGCTGATGGTATTGCATTACAAAATACTAGAACTGATAGAGTTGAACCTGCTACAACGGTAAGAATAGTAGATAATGGTTTTGAAACATATGAAGCAGGATCTAGTATTATAAATGTATTTTCACCTGGTCATGGTTTAACAGATAATACTGTATATAGATTTAGAGGACCACCAACTACTTCTGCAGGAAGTGGTTTTGTTTATGCTAATCCTGAAAGTTTTGATGGTATATCAGGATCTAATATTGCAAAAGCAGCTGGATACACAATAAGAACTGGAAAATATAAAGATGGTGCACGAGATGCATCAAATGATTATTTAGTAACTAATTTTTTCTTTTTTACAGTTGACACAAATACTGCTACAACAGGTAATATAAAAGGAGGAGGCTACGGTTGTTCCGTTGGGCCTATAACAATAAGCGCATGATAAATAAAATTTGGAATTGGATAAAAAATATTTTTAAACCTGAAAAACAGGACCCTCATCTTGAGATGTATGAAGAAACTGCAAAACAAAAAAAGATACGTTTAAAGCATAAAGGGGATATTAAATAATGGCTGGATTTACATACGCAACATTAACAACAGCGATTCAAAATTATACTGAAACAGATACAAATGTTTTAACTGCTACTATTACTGATCAGTTTATTGAAAACTCTGAACTTAGAATTTTAAGAGATGTACCAATTGATGCATATAAAAAACAATCTATTGGTAATTTAGTTACAGGACAAAATACAATTAACGTACCTGCTCAAACTTTATTTGTAAAAGGTGTACAAGTTTATGATTCAACATCAACTTCTACAGGTGCAAATACTTGGTTGGAGAAAAAAGACGAAACATATTTACAAGAATTTGAACCATCTACAGAATCAGCAGCTAGAGCTAAACCAAAATATTATGCTATGTTTGGTGGAGCAACAGGTATAACTGATACAACTTCAGGAAGATTATTTTTATCTCCTGCACCAGATGATACATATGTATTCAAAATTCATTATGAGGCTATTCCAACTGGTCTTTCTGGTTCAAATACAACAACTTACATAAGTCAATACTTTGGAAATGGATTATTATATGCTTGCTTAGTAGAAGCATTTTCTTATCTAAAAGGTCCAATAGATATGTTGACATTATATGAAAATAAATATAAACAAGAGGTACAAAAGTTTGCTGCAGAGCAACTTGGTAGACGTAAAAGAGACGATTATACTGACGGTACAGTTCGTATTAAAGTTCCTTCTCCGTCACCGTAATAGGAGATAAATTATGGCAATAACATCGGCAATATGTTCAAGTTTTAAACAAGAATTATTAGAAGGAAAGCATGACTTTCAAACTTCTGGTAATGGTGGTCATACTTTTAAAATAGCATTATTTACAAGTTCAGCATCTTTAGGTGCAGCAACAACTGACTATTCAACTTCAAACGAAATTACAAATACATCTGGATCAGCATACTCTGCTGGTGGTAAAGCATTAACAAACACAGGAGTTGGTTTAACTTCAACAACTGCGTTTACAGATTTTTCTGATATCTCATGGACATCAGCTTCATTCACTGCAAATGGTGCAATGATTTATAATACAACAACTGACGGTGGTTCAGGTACAACTGATGCTGTTTGTATTATCGCTTTTGGTTCTGATAAAACTGCAACTAACGGAACTTTCGAAATACAGTTTCCTGCAAACGATTCATCGAACGCAATCATAAGATTAGCATAGGAGTAGCCCATGTCTGGATGGGGACGATTCACCTGGGGCCAAGCCGAGTGGGGTGAGGACGAATTATTAGCTACAGGTTGGGGTGCAAAAGCCTGGGGCGCCGGAGAGTGGGGAGATCTTTCTGGTGAAATAGTTCAACCTACTGGTTTATCAATTACATCTACATTAAACGATTCAGTAACTATTTCAGGAAATGCAGTAGTTGCAATTTCTGGTCAACAGTTTTCATCTACGTTAGGAACAATTTCAAATGTTATAAGTGTAACTGTTGAACCTAATGGTTTAGAAATGAATGACTTGCAAGGTACAGCTCAAGCAAGTATTTCAGTTACACCATCTATTACAGGTTTGTCAGCTACAGCAGCTATTGGTGTAATAGATCCAAATGATCAAACAGTTGGATTATCTAGTTTTGAAATTACATCTACACAAGGAACAGCAGTTGCACCTAATGAAGATGTATCAGTAACAGGTCAATCAATTACTTCTACACTTGGAACACCTACAACTGTCAATGCAGTATTTATAACACCTACTGGATTTGAAATGTCAACTGCGCAAGGATCCGTGGTTGTTCCAAACGATGCAGTAGCACCAACTGGATTACAAATAGAATCTGCAATAGGTTTCGTGGTCGGTGCTGGGTCAGTCAGTATCCCTGTTACAGGTATATCTATGAGTGCTTCTATAGGTACAATTGTAGATGTTCCTGATCAAGTTATGGGATTAACAGGAGTCTCATTTAGCGCTGCTATTGGTAGTGTAGATCCTAAAGATCAAGTAGTTGGATTACCAACATTTACATTAACCGCAACTGTTGGAGAACCATTTATCATACATTATCAAGATGTTGACACTGGTTCAAATACCACTTATAACGGTGTTTCAACAGGTTCGAATACGAATTATTCTAATGTTGCAACTGGATCTAATACAAGTTATAGTGACGCTGCATAGGAGATAAAAATTTATGGCATCAACATATACACCTCTCGGTATAGAAAAAATGGCTACTGGCGAAAATGCTGGTACATGGGGAACAAAAACAAATGCAAACCTTGACCTTATCGAACAGATAACAGGTGGATTTAAACAAGTTTCAATTGCTGGTGGTGCACAAACAACTGCTTTAACAGTTGCAGATGGTGCATTAACTGGAACAGCTCAAGCAAGAATGATTGAGTTCACTGGTACTATTACAGGAAATCAAATAGTCACAATACCTTTAGATGTAGAAACTTTTTATATTTTAAAAAATGCAACAACAGGTTCTTTTACAGTAGAATTTAAATATGTATCAGGAAGTGGTAGCTCTTTTACTTTTGCAGCAACAAATAAAAAAACTTCAATTGTTTTTGCAACTGCAAATGATGGAACTAATCCAGATGTTATAGAAGTTCAAACAGGTGGAGACGTTGTTGATGATACATCACCTCAACTTGGTGGTAATTTAGATGTCAATGGTTTTGATATTGTATCTACTTCAAATGCTAATATTGATATAGTTCCTAATGGAACTGGAGATGTAACACTTCAAGCAGATACTGTACAAGTTGGAGATAGTAATGCTGATGCAACTATTACTACAAATGGAACTGGAAATTTAACATTAAATACAAATGGTGGCACTGATTCTGGAACAATTACAATCGTAGATGCTGCTAATGGTAACATTACTATTACACCAGATGGTTCAGGAAACATTGTTCTTGATGGATTAACTTTTCCAAATGCTGATGGATCAGCGGACACGTTCTTAAAAACAAACGGATCAGGTACTTTATCATTTGCTGAAGTATCAGGTGGTACATCTTGGCAAGCAGTTAAAACTTCTGGTTTTACAGCAGTAGCTGGTGAAGGATATTTTTGTAACACAACAAGTGCAGCTTTTACAGTAACGCTACCTGCATCACCAACAATTGGTGACGAAGTAGCAATAGTAGATTACGCAGGAACTTTTGATACGAATAATTTAACAGTCGGCAGAAATTCAGAAAATATTCAAGGTTCAGCAGCAGATTTAACCGTAGCAACAGAAAGAGCTGGCTTCACATTGGTCTATACTGATGGAACTCAAGGTTGGCTCCTAAAGAATAATTAGGAAGGTTGAATGACAACCTACAAAGAAATAAAAGGCCAGCTAATCAGATCGGTCAGCAGTGACCCAGCAAATCCACAGATAGGTGAAATTTGGTATAATAATACTATTGGTGTTTTGAAAGGGTATTTAAATTTAGGTGGTGCTTGGCAAAGTGGTGGTAATTTAAGTTCTGCTACAAGATCAGCAGGAGGTGCTGGAACAAAAACAGCTGGACTAATTTTTGGTGGACTTATAACAGGAACAACATCTACAGGTACAACACAAGAATATGACGGTTTAAGTTGGAATACAAGTAATCCAATGTCCTCTGGAAGACGTAATATAGCAGGTTTTGGAATTCAAACAGCGGCTGTAGCAGCAGGAGGTATTATATCTCCTGGTTCAAGATTTTCTAATGCAACTGAAGAATATGGAGGTACATCTTGGACTTCGGGCGGTAATCTAGGAAATGGAAGAGATATCTTAACTGGAGCGGGAACTCTAACAGCAGGTTTAGCTTTTGGTGGATTTGGACCACCACCTGGATCTGGTGAAGACAAAGCTTTTACAGAAGAATACAATGGAACTTCTTGGACTGGAGGTGGAGCATTAAATACAGCAGTACGTTCTAACGGTAGAGCAGGAACTCAAACGGCTGCTTTAAGTTTTGGTGGAGATAATCCTAATCCAGGAGTACAAACTCAAACAGAAGAATACGATGGTTCTACTTGGACAACAGGAGGAAATTTACCAGTTGGAAAAGAAGGTATGGCAGGTGGAGGTACTCAAACATCAGCTTTAAGTTCAGGCGGTCTTGATGCAAGTCCTACTAATTTAGCATCCACTGAACAATATAACGGAACAACTTGGACAGCAACTGGAAATTTAGCAGTTGCTAGATGGGGTTTAGCTGGAGATGGAGTCGATAACACATCAGGATTAGTGTTTGGAGGAGCAACACCTTCTTTAACTGCATCAACAGAAGAATTTACAGATCCATTAATTATAACACAAACTTTAACAACAAGCTAAAATTATGACAGACTATAAAAATATATTTGGAAAACCCGTAAAGTTTCTGGCAACAGATCCAGACAACGCGGAAGCTGAAGGACAGATTTGGTATAACAGTACCGATGGTGCTTTTAAGGATTTAATTGTTAGTGAAGCATGGTCGGCTGGTGGGAATTTATCAGTAGCAAGAAGATATTTAGCTGGTGCTGGAACTCAAACAGCAGCGTTTGGAGCGGGAGGTACATCTCCAGGTCCAACCAGAGAAAACAGGACAGAAGAGTATAATGGTTCTGGTTGGAGTAATGGTGGAAATTTAGGAACAGCAACAAATAATAAAATTGGTGCTGGAACTCAAACTGCAGGTTTAGCTTTTGGTGGATCTACAGCTTCTCCTGGACCTGCTAATCTTACGGCTGTTACAGAAGAATACGATGGATCTTCTTGGACAACAGGAGGTGCTATGGGCACTGCTAGAATTAATCACGCAGGTTGTGGTATTCAAACTGCAGGTTTAGGTTTTGGTGGATATACAACAACTAATATTGCTAACACTGAAGAATATAATGGATCATCTTGGACAGCAGGTGGAGCTTTAATTACAGCGAGACGTGGTCTTGCGGGTGCTGGTACTCAAACAGTAGGTTTAGCTTTTGGTGGATATACAACAACATATACAACATTAACTGAAGAATATGGTGGAACATCTTGGACATCGGGTGGCGTTATGAATACTGCAAGAAGTTCATTAAGTGGTTCTGGAATTCAAACATCTGCTTTAGCATTTGGTGGAAATACACCACCATTTTCTACAGTTACAGAAAAATATGATGGGTCATCTTGGACTATTACTAGTAATATGGGAACTGCTAGACAAAACCTTAGTGGAGCAGGAACTCAATCTGCAGCAATAGGTTTTGGAGGAGAATCAACAGTTAACCTTAGCAGCACAGAAGAATTTAATAGATCAGTAAACGTCATTACAGGTGCAGCTTGGGCTAGTGGTGGGAATTTTATTGATAGCAGAGCAGATTTAGATTGCGCAGGAACTCAAAATGCATCAGTAGGTGCTGGTGGATATAGCCCACCAGCAACAATGCCACTTCCTTCTGCAGAATATGATGGAGCAAGTTGGACTAGCGGACCAAACATAAATACTGGGAGATATTCTGTTGGAACTTTTGGAACTCAAACAGCTGCTGTAATGACAGGTGGTAGCGCACTTCCAACAGGAGCTAGACAAAGTGCAGTTGAAGAATATAATGGTTCGTCTTGGACTTCTGTTACTTCATTACCTGCGGCAAGAGTTGGTCACGCAAGAGGAGGTGTTGAAACTGCGGGAGCAATATTTGGAGGGAGTGAGGCTCCAGGAATTGTAGGTACTACATCAGAGTATGATGGTTCATCGTGGACATCAGGTGGAACAATGAATACTGCTAGGCAAACTTTGGCTGGAGATGGTACTTCTCAATCTAATATATTTGCTGCTGGTGGTGATACTGGTCCTAGAAATGTTGATTACGAAGAATATAATGGATCTAGTTGGACTAGTGGACCAAATATAGTTATTGCTACAAATGAAACAAAAGGATCTGGAACAACGGCAAGTTCAGTAATAATAGGTGGATCTAATCCAAACGATGCTAATAGTAATCCATTATGTCAAGCTTATGATGGTAGCTCATGGGTAACTACTGCTTCTTTAGCAACAGGTAGAAAAAACATGGGAGCTTCAGGTGGTGCAACAACTGCTTTAGCAACTGCAGGAAGAAATACTGCACCTAGTGTAACAAATGCAACAGAAGAATTTACAGGTGAAACATCAGCATTAAATATTAAAACAATAACAACTAGTTGATAATGAATACAATTAAGTATATAACAATAAATAAGGAGTAAATACTATGGCACTATTTATATATGGTACTGTTACAAACACTGGAAAAGGATTCTTTACTGCAGAAGACAGAAGAGCATTCTTTCTTAGAGGTTTTCCTGCAGACGTTTGGGTCGTTGGTAACAACGAAAAAGGCGCTTTGTGGTTAGCTGAAAAGAACGGTGTTGAAAAGACTAAAGCAGAAGCTCAGGCTCTTGTAGATGCAGAAATAACTGCTGCACAAGCTGCATGGGACGCTTTACCTGAAGCAGAAAAAACCGATATGAATCCGAGACCAACTGATATTACTCTCCCATAAAGGAATTTTATAAATGTCTGACTACGAGAGTATACGAGGTACACGGGTAAAATATTTAACTTCGGATCCGACGTTAAATTCGTCAACCGAAGGACAGGTGTGGTATAACTCGACTACAGGCACAAACAAAGCATTAGTACAGATTAAAGCAACATCTGCTTCTGGAAATTTATCTACAGCAAGACGTACTTTAGGTGGAGCAGGAACTCAAACAGCTGCATTAGCTTTTGGTGGATTTGTAACAGCTTCTTCAAATGCAACAGAAGAATATAATGGATTTAATTGGTCGACTGGTGGAAATTTAAATCAAGCTAGACAAATAGGAAATGCTTCAACAGGAACTCAAACAGCAGGATTAGGTGTTGGTGGTTATAATCCACCAGGCGCAACTAATAATGTTGAAGAATATGATGGATCTAGTTGGACTTCAGTAACAGCTTTTCCAGTTAATATATATGCTCAAGCAGGAGCGGGAATTCAAACAGCGTCTATATTATTTGGTGGTTCTGTAACACCGCCTTTTGCTAAAACAGCTGTTACACAAGAATACGATGGTTCAGCTTGGACGGCTGGAGGAAGTTTATCTTTAGCTAGAGATAATTTAGCAGGTTCTGGAACTTTAACAGCAGGTCTTGCTATCGGAGGACGTGACCCTGGAAGTGCAGTTACAGATTCTACAGAAGAATATAATGGTACATCTTGGACAGCTGGAGGAAATTTACCAGCAGCTAAAAAAGAACTAGCAACAGCTGGCACTCAAACTTTAACAGCAGCTTTTGGTGGAGAAAATCCAGGAACAACTTATTTGGACACAATAGAAGAATATGACGGTAATTCTTGGACAGCTTCTAGTGCAACTTTAGCAACCGCTAGATTGGGTATGGGATCAGGTGGTTCTACAGGAAGTGCATCTGTAATATTTGGAGGAACTACAGGAAGTAACACAGCAGCAACCGAAGAATACAACTCGAACATTAATGCATTAAACCCTGACGTATGGGCAAGTGGTGGGAATTTAGGAACAGGTAGATATGGTCACGCAGGAGCTGGAACACAAGACGCAGGCTTAGCTTTTGGTGGTGAAACACCATCAACTACAAATTTAACTGAAGAATATAATGGATCAAGTTGGACAGCTGGAGGAAATTTACCTTATGCAAAACAAAAACACGGTGGCAGTGGACTTCAAACGGCTGCGTTGTCTATTGGTGGGACACCTCTACCTCCTACAAATAATGTAGAGGAATACAATGGTTCAGCTTGGACTGCTGGAGGAAATTTAGGAACCGCTAGATACGATATAGCAGGAACTGGAATACAAAATGCTACTGTTGCTTTTGGTGGTTTACAAGATCCAGATGCTACTGAAGAATATAATGGAACAAGTTGGACTGCTGGTGGAAATATGAATACAGGAGCACGAGATCGTGGAAGAGCTGGTACACAAACAGCTGCTTTAGGTTTTAGTGGATATATCTGGCCACCTCCAGGTGGTTTTTCAAATCAAACAGAGAATTATGATGGATCAACTTGGACGATTGCTCCCGCTACTTTAAATACTGGCAGACGAGGAGGTTCTGATGGAGCAAGTGATTCAGCTGCAATTTTATTTGGAGGAGATAATGTGCCTAGTGCAACTGAACAATACAATGGTACTGTTTGGTCATCTACAGCTGCTTTAGGAGTACCTAGACAAGAATTAAAAGGTGTTGGCACAACATCTTTAGCACTTGCTTTTGGAGGAAGTAGTCCAACAACAGCTACAGAAGAATTCACTGAAGGTGTAGGTCCAATTACTACTGCTTCAACCTTGACTACTTCATAGAATAGTATATACAGTCATTAACCGAAAGGACTAAATAATGTCAGAAGAAAAAAGAAATATACATGCGTTAATAGAAAAAGAAGCACCTAGTTTAAATAATTTACTTGACCCAAATGATGTCAAGGAATTTAAAGAAATGACGGAAGAGCTTAGAGATACTTGGACCAAGAAACAAGTATTTAGAACAGAGACAGAAATGAGAATGTCTGTGTTGCAAGATGCAAAATACCCAACTAAAGCTGCAAAATATTGGCAGTGTGTTAGAGAACAAAACGTATTTTTAGAAAACTTAATGAGTCTATCATTTGATGCTAGACGTAATGAAGTTAAATTAAAAAGACTACAAGAAAAATTAAAGACAGAAGAAGATCCTTTAAAAAGAGAACTACTTCAAATAGATATTGATGAAAAGACTTATTCTGTAGCTAACATGCAACTTGTTGCTAGAGATAGAATGAGAGAAATTAAACTATGGTCAACTCTTAAAAAAGAATTTGACGATGGGTCGTTTGATACTCAAGATGTTAACAGACATCAATTAGATTCTTATCATTTAGTTATGAAAAATAAAGCAGAGACATTAACATCAGGTTCATCACAGCCTGAAGTATTTAATGTACTAGGTCAATTACAAACTATAGAAAGAGTAAAGAAATCAGGTGAAATGATTTACAATAAGAAAGAGCAGATAACTAGTGACCTTGGAGCAAAAGAAAAATAAACAACTTTTATTTTTAGTAGCACAACCTAGATCGGGTAATACTTTATTCGCAAGTATTATGAATCAAAATCCTGAGATAGCGGCTACACCTAACTCTATAACATTAGAGATAATGAAAGATTTGTTCTTATTAAAGAATACGGATGTATTTTTAAATTACCCAGATCATAAATCTTTAGATAATGTATTAGATTCTGTGTACGATGTTTATTATAAAGATTGGCCACAACGTATTATTATTGATCGTGGTCCTGTTATGACACCTGGTAATTTTCAATTGATGCAAAAACATTACAAACGACCATTTAAGTGTGTTGTATTACTTAGAGATTTAATGGATGTATTAGCTTCTTATATGCAATGGTATACAGAAAATCCTGATGCTTTTCCTAACAGATATAATCTTAAAAACGATGATGAAAAATTAGCAATGATTATGAATAAAGATGGTGCAGTTGCAAAAGATTTAGAAGCTATAAAAAATTCATATAATTATAAAGATATCTGTCATTATGTAAAGTACGATGACATGGTTACAAATCCAGAACAAGAGTTTAGAAAAATATATGAGTTTATGGGCGAACCTTATTTCAACCATAGATTCGATAATGTAGATCAAGTCAATGTAAATGGTTTATCTTATGATGATAAAATAGTTGGTAGTAATATGCATAAATTATTTGATGGACCTGTTAGAAAAGTATACAACCCTTACATAGAAAAAATTCCAGAAAGGATAAGACAGAAATATGGACACATCAGATTTTAGTTTTGTATTTTTAGGTCAATCAGTATTAAAGTATCAAGTACCTCTTGATGTATATAATATAATTAATCATATCTATGAAACAAAATATCCTGAATTAAAACCTGCTAATAAACAATTAGTTGGTAAGATTGAAAAAGAACATAGTCTATTTTATAATGGTGAAGATAGTTCAAAGATGACTAAACATAATCATTTACCACAAAACGTATTACAATGGTTTGAACAAAAGTTTAGACACTATCTAGAATGGAATAAGATAAAACAATATGATTTACACTTTAATTCTATTTGGGTTAACACAATGTTTCAACATGAATACAATCCAGTGCACGTGCACCAAGGATCATTGTTTACAGGTTTATCTTCTGTTATGGTTTTAAAATTACCTGAGTCTTATGGTGTAGAATATTCTGCAGCGGATCAACCACAGAATGGTAAACTACAAATACTAGGTTCATCTAATGGTCATTTTGCTAGTATAGATTATCAACCAAACATTAAAGAAAGAGACTTTTACATATTTCCATATGACATGAGACATTGTGTTTATCCTTTTAATGGCCCAGGTATGAGACGAACACTTGCTGCAAATATGGATGTGCAGTATGACCCAATTAGAAATAGAGGAGTAAGTTAATGTACGAAAATAGACACATCACAGAACCCAAATGGAAAAGTTGGATAGTTCAAACAACGACACCATTGTTTACACCAGACCAATGTAGACAGATTATAGAATGTGGTAGACGTCAAAAACCACAACAAGCACAAGTTGGTATGGGTAAACCAGGCGGTGGCACAGATACTAAAAAAAGAGTTACAACAATTTCTTGGATACCATTTAAAGAAATGGAACCCATGTATCGTGATCTTAATAACTTTATACAAAAAGCAAATGAAAATCATTTTGGTTTTGGAGATATACAGGTAACAGAGAATGCACAGTTTACAGAATACCCAGAAGGAGGATTCTATGATTGGCATATGGATTGTGATGTGAACATGCAACATGAACCACCTGTAAGAAAAATATCCATGACATTATTATTGAATGATCCATCAGAGTTTGAAGGAGGGGACCTTGAACTAATGGCACCAGGTAAATTTGCAGAACTTAAACAAGGTCATGCAATTATATTTGCATCATTTTTAAATCACAGAGTTAATCCAGTAACTAAAGGAATGAGACAATCTTTAGTTTGTTGGTTTGGAGGTAAACCATTTAGATGATTAAGGAACAATTTTTTCCAACAACTGTATACGGTAAAGATATAAAACTCAATAACCAAGAGCTAGCGAATCATATTGTTAATTGGAGTAAACAAGATCAAGGTGTAAAAAAAACAAATATGAATGGTTGGCATTCAACAACCGATATGCATTTAAAACCTGAGTATCAATCTTTGGTTCAAGAATTATATAGAATGCAAGAAGAAGTATATCAAGAAGAGTGGTTAGATCGTAGACCAAAGTTGGGTAATATGTGGGCTAACATAAATTATCCTGGTGGATATAATAGACCTCATATACATCCCAATTGCTTATTTAGTGGTGTGTATTATGTAAAAGGTAATAAAGAATCAGGAACTCTTGCGATCAATGATCCAAGACCAGGTATTCAAACGATGATGCCTTCAAGAAAACCAGGACAACCACCAAAACATTTATGGAGAGAAGCACATTTAGAACCAGTACCAGGAAGAATTATAATGTTTCCTGCTTGGTTATGGCATTGTGTTGAACCAAACAAAACAAATGATATAAGAATATCAGTGAGTTTTAATTTTATACAAGATGGCTTTCAATAAATATCAAGTAATTAAAAAAGCAGTTAACTACGAATTAGCTAATTTTATTTTTAATTATTTCTTACTTAAACGTGATGCCGTATCTTGGATGTATCAAAACAATATTACTTACGACACAGGTTTATTGGGGACATGGACAGATCAACAGATTCCAAACACTTATTCTCATTATGCTGATCCTGTGATGGAGACTTTGTTAGTGAAAGTATTACCAGTAATGCAACAAGAAACAGGCTTAGATTTAATTCCAACTTATTCATATGCTAGACTATATAAGCATGGAGATGAATTAAAAAGACATAAAGATAGACCTAGTTGTGAGATATCCACCACCATCAATCTAGGAGGCGATCCTTGGCCTATTTTTATAGATGGTACAGGTGCAGATAGTGTTATTGATGAATACAAGAATATACATAAACCAAACGCTCCAGAGGGTACTAAAGTCTTGCTTGAAGTAGGTGATATGTTAGTATATAGTGGTTGCGAACTCGAACATTGGCGAGAGCCATTTGAAGGTCAGGTTTGTGGTCAAGTATTTTTACATTATAACCACAGAAATGGTCCGTTCGCTGAAAAAAATAAGTTTGATAAACGACCATTATTAGGTGTTCCACCAATAAGGAATATGTAATACAATGAGGTTATATGCTACAAAAAATAGGTTTTCAACCAGGATTCAATAAACAGATTACAGAAACCACAGCTGAAGGACAATGGGTTGATGGGGATAATGTGCGTTTTAGATATGGTACACCTGAAAAGATAGGTGGTTGGGCACAGTTAGGTGAGTCTAAACTTACAGGAGCTGCAAGAGCTTTACATCATTTAGTCAATAAATCAGGCAACAAGTTTGCAATCATAGGTACAAACAGAATTTTATATGCTTACACAGGTGGTGTATTTTATGACATTCATCCTATTAAAACTACAACAACATTAACAAATGCATTTAGTACAACGAATGGTTCACCAACGGTTACTTTAACATTCAGCACGGATCATGGAATACAAGAAAATGATATTATTCTTTTAGATAATTTTACAGCAATTACAGGATCTGATTACACAGCCGCAGATTTTGATGATAAAAAATTTATGGTAACATCAGTTCCTACATCTACTACTTTAACTATTACAATGCCTTCTAATGAAACAGGATCAGGTGCAACTTTATCTGGTGGCATTAGGGTTCAGCATTATTATCCAGTAGGACCTGCAGAACAATTACCTGGTTTTGGTTGGGGACTAGCTTCTTGGGGTGGAACTGTAACAGGTGAAGCAACAACTACTTTAAATGGTGCTATCAATGATGTTACAACAACCATTATATTAACAGACGCATCTTTGTTTCCAACTTCAGGTACAAACTTTGTACAGATAGGTTCAGAAGAAATTTCATACACAGGTATATCAGGTAATACTTTAACAGGAGTTACAAGAGGTGTTAGAAACACAACAGCAGCTTCTCATTCAAATGGTGCAACAGTAACTAATAGTTCAGATTATATTGCATGGGGTGAAGCAGCATCTGGTGACTTAGTTGTTGATCCAGGTTTATGGTCTATTGATAACTTTGGTGATAAAGTAATTGCACTAATTCATAATGCACAATGTTTTGAATGGGACTCTAATGCAACAAACGCTGTAACCAATAGAGCAACTATTATTGTAGGTGCACCGACAGCATCACGAGATATGTTAGTATCAACACCTGATAGACACTTAGTATTTTTTGGAACAGAATTAACTATTGGTGATCCAACTACACAAGATGAAATGTTTATTAGATTTTCAAACCAAGAAGATATTAATACTTATCAACCAACAGCGGTTAACACAGCAGGTACACAAAGACTTGCAGATGGATCTAAAATTGTAGGTGCGGTTAGAGGTAGAGATGCAATTTACGTTTGGACCGATACGTCTTTATTTACTATGAGATTTATTGGTCAACCATTTACATTTGGTTTTCAACAAGTAGGAACAAACTGTGGTTTGATTGGACAGAACGCTGCATTAGAAGTTGATGGTGCTGCGTATTGGTTTTCAGAAAACGGTTTCTTTAAATACTCTGGTAATCTTGAGACCATGATTTGTTTAGTAGAAGACTTTGTTTACGATGATTTAAATACAACAGCTAATCAATTAATTAATGTTGGATTAAATAATTTGTTTGGTGAGATTACTTGGTTCTATTGTACAGAAAGTTCAACTGTAATTAATAGATGTGTAACTTACAATTACATGGACTCAACACCACAAAGACCGGTATGGACAACAGGAACCTTGGCCCGTGGAACATGGCAAGATTCTTCTGTGTTTGGTTTACCACATGCAACATATTTTAATGCAGACGATGATACATCATTTGATGTAGTTGGTAATACTGAAGGTAGTACAATATACTTTGAACACGAAAAAGGAACCGATGAGGCATTAGCAAGTGGTGTAAATGCAATTACATCTAACATTGAATCAGGAGACTTTGATATAACACAATCAAGATCATCTACTGGACAACAAACAGGTGTTGCAACATTTAGAGGAGATGGTGAATTTATTATGAAGATTAGAAGATTTATACCTGACTTCTTATCTCAAACAGGAAATACACAAGTAACTCTACAACTTAGAAATTACCCAAACAGCTCTCAAGCAAGTTCACCTCTTGGTCCATTTACAATAACAAGTTCTACTGAGAAAGTAGACACTCGTGCGAGAGCAAGAGCTATGTCTTTGAAGATAGCTAATACAGCAGCTAATCAAAGTTGGAAACTTGGTACATTTAGATTAGACACACAACCGGATGGACGTAGATAATGGCTAAAGTAACAGTAGTATTTACAAGACCAGGAAAAGAATATAAACAACAAGATGCTGATTCTTTAGTTAGAGATTTAGACGGATTGATTGAAAAATTAAACTCTACATTTCAACAAGATTTAAGAGATGAATCACAAAGATTTACTTGGTATATGAGTAATGGAGATGGAGCATAATGGCTAATAGATATAAAAATGCACAGTTTGATTTAACTACAACGGATGCTACAGATATTTATACTGTACCCTCTGAGTCTAGAGCAATTGTTCAAAATATACACATGGCAAATATAGGTGCAGGTAACGTTGTAGTTCATGCACATATTTATGATAGTTCTGCAACTAAACAATTTACATTTGCAAAACATACTATTGCTGCAAATGAATCACAGTCTATGGCTGATGGTACAGTTATATTAGAAGAAAATGATGTATTAAGAGTACAAGCTGCTAGCGCTAATGATATAGAAGGCACAGTATCAATACTAGAATTTGACAGAACATAGGAGGAAAATGCAAGTCATAAAACCAGAGAAAATAATAGAAAAAATAACTAACCTTAAAACAGGCGAAGAATATAAGGACGATAACGAATGGAAATCCAAGGGTGTACCTGAAGAAGACATTCGAAGAGATATAAAAGTTCTTATGCCAAGCCTTGATATTTTTGGTAAAACAAAATAGAATAGTAAAATGGCCATAACAAACGCACAACAATATCAACAACTCGTAAACAAACCGGCAGGTAATAAAAGACCTGGATATCGTGGTTCTGATATGGCTTCAGTTGGAACTAGCACAAGAGCTGCAAATACATCTCAAAAAGATACTAGTGGTGCAGATTACGGCGGTGGTAATCAAGGAAGAGATGCAGCAACTTCATCTGGAGCAGATGACAGAAGCAGTGCATTACAAACTTACAACACCAAAAAAGCAACAGGAAGATTGGGAAGACAAGACCCAATGGGAGGTGATCTACAATACAAAAATGGAGTATTAATAGATGAAACTGGAAGACCTGTTGATGATACTTTTAGAGGCGGCTTTACAGGTGACTTAACTGAAAACGAAAAAACTTTAGAAAAGTTTATAGATAGCAAAGCTAACTATCCAAGTTACACTCCTGCTTATGTAAAATTTTTAGCTAATTTAAATAGACGACCTAATAGAAAATATTTTATTGAAAATGTTTTAAGAGCAGGAAAAATTCCTGGAGTAGATTATTCAATGTTGGGAGAAGATGAATTTGATATAGAAAAAGCGTATGACACTTACATGGCTAATAGATTAGCAGGTAAAACAGATGCTATGGGTAATCCAACTCGAGGTTTTGAATATGGTGATGATGGAATGCTTACAGGAAACTTTATAGATAATGGTGGTGGAGATAATAATTATGTACCACCAGTTATACCAGAAGATGATACTACTGAAGAAGATCCAACACAACTTTTAACATCTCGTATTCTAGGATCACAGTTTGATCCAACGTTTTTTGCAAATGAAGGTGGACGTGCAGCACTTGCAGAAGGTGGCATGCCTTACGAAGGTGGGATCATGGACCTTGAATCAGGAAGACAGATGTATTTTTTAGGAAAATTAGTTAAGAAAGCAACTAGAGCAGTTAAAAAGATAGCTAAATCACCAATAGGTAAAGTTGCATTATTTGCGGCCCCATTTGCAATGAGTGGTGGTAGTTTCGGAGCAGGGTTAGGAAAATTTTTTGGTAAAGGTAGTTTAAATCCTTTTTTAAGAAAAGTTGCTGGTGACACAGCTTTTAGTGGTTTAGGTTCTATACTAAGTAAAGCAGGGTTAGTGGGTAAATCAGGTTTACCTACATTAAAAGGTGGACTCGCTTTTACGTCTTTACTACCATTCCTAGCAGGAAAAGAAGAAGGAGATGATTTTGATATTGATGCATATTATGCAGCAAATCAATTAACACCGGGTACAACTAAAAGACAAATGGGTAGTGAATTTGATTTCTACAAATATAATTTAGCAGAAGGTGGTATGCCTAGCAAAGAACCAGTAGCTAAGAAGACTATGCCATTACTAGATATGGACGGCATGGAAAAAGATTACAGAGAAGACGGTGGTTTCGTGCCTATCGGTCGAATGGAAAGAGCAGACGATGTGCCTGCTAGACTGTCTAAGAATGAGTTTGTGTTCACTGCAGATGCTGTTAGAAATGCAGGTGATGGAGATATAGACA